CATCGCTATTCGCAAAATAATCTTCCACACTCTTATGCTTATCAGCTGCAAATGCTCTGAATCCGACCACAGTAAGAGGTCTCTCAAGCGGTACAGGAACAGCTTCACCTGTCTTGTTGGACAACTGATACAAATATCGTGGATTGTCCTTGCACCATTTGCGGTACTCTTGGAACAATTGCCACATATCATCCGGTGTTGCGATGTGTTTTGGTCTCATATCAATCCTAATCCTTTAAGTTTACTTTCTGCCCAATCAAGTCCTGTCTTGCCACCCCATAGGAGAAAGCTAACGTATGCACAATCCTCAGGTGCTGCATCATCGAAGTTCGGCTCTGCTCTGCTGAGATAGCTGTACATCCGTTTGATGGTATCAATTGAGATTGGCTCCTGATTTGCGAGCTGCTGACCTCTGACCTTGCCGACCTGAGTGGCGCACTTGTTGCCGAGCTCCTCATTGAGTGCGATGCCTCTGCGTGCGTTGTTGCGCACCGAGTCAGGATAGTCGCTGTATGAGTCCTCAGCGAATGCTTGGCGATACTTGGTGAGTGCTGTCATCCTGGACTTCTCCCACACTGAATTGCACACAGCATATCGTTGGTCATTATCAGGGAAGTCATTGAGTGCTTCCTCATCTCCCATGCAGCGAGAGAGAAAATCGTCCTTAAGCTCGTTTGCGTTTGGCTGTGGCATTTCTTGGTGCGTTAGGTTTTTTTCGTTTTGGTTTCGGTTCAACTGCTGGAGCTTCGACTTGCTCATCTGCCTCAATGCCCTCATATCGGACAGGCTGCGGCACTGTTGCGGTCTCTGCTTCCTTTTCGAACAGGTACCCGAGTCCTATGCTAACATAATATCGGTACTTGGTCACATCTATGTTGTCAACAATGATGGTTGTGTTTCCGAGCGTTGTCCTTTTGATGATGGTCTTGCCCTGGTGTTCTGCTTTTATTTTCATTTTGTATGGTTTTTAGTTTTGTTTTGATTTCAGCGATGAGATAGTGTGCTGAGGTGTTTGGGATATTGAAGTACTTCGCCATTGATCGTGCTGTTGTATAGCCATCATCGAAATATGCTTTTGCAACAGTTATCGCTACATTGTCGGTGAGTGAATCTCGATAGATGTCAACGCATGACTTCCATCCATGGTACTCTTTCTCGATGTTCACCTTGTCGATGAGGTCAGTATCATCCACCATCATATCAGGAATGGCGATTTCACTTGATAGGAGTCTTTCTTGACGATTGGTGTCGAGGTTCTGCCACATCACTTGGCGCTTGATGGAGTTCATCATGAGTCCCTTGACATCCGGGTCAGGTCCAGGGTTCTGAATTGACACCACATGAAGGTATGCGTTGTTGATTACAACATCAGGATTGAGCCTCGGATTGTACTTGGAACAAAAAAACCGAGCGTATCGAAATAGCTCGGCATAGTGCCTGGTGATATATCGGTCAAGCGATGCTTTCATACCAATTGATGAAGTCCTTGTACCAAATTTTGCGCCTCACCATGGAGCAGAAACATTCACGATCCGATTTGCCTGTCATCCGCTCCTTGATTTTCTTGAGTGGAATCAATGCTTTCTTGCTGAAGCGGTGCGCATCATCCATCTCAATCACTTGAGCGATGTATTCGAGTTCGTTTTGTGTTAGTCCTGGGTCCATTGAGTAATCAGATAAGCCACCATTGAGACGAGTGCGGCATCAACTATGTTGCCTGTAAGTATCAAAGTGGTCCAAAATGAGGTACACTTCCAGCATCCGAATGATGCGTGAACGTACTGCATGAATTTTGCCTCAAATCTCATGAAGATTGAATCAATCACCCAGTGCAGAGGTTCGAACTTGGCGATGAGCCATCCGATGACGAGTCCTGTGATTAGTGCTTCCATAGTTCAAAGATAGCTGAAATAATCAAAACGATACTCACGATTGCCACGAGTATCATTGTGCTGATTGCTGCGCAGTATTCGTTGCGCTCGTTTTGGTTGTGGCTCATTCGTCTTCGTTTACGATTTCTAATTCACCATCAAATGTGTAGCCCGTTAGCTTGAGCAATTTATCGAGGTGATAAACCAAATCATCGAGCGTTACATCTTCGTGTTCGAACTCATAGCTCGCTTTGTGTCCGTAGTGTGTGATTTCTATCTTCATCTTATTCTGATTTAAAGGTTGTTTTATGAAAGTCATCATAGGAATCCCATTTGTCTTTTAATTGGGCATCTATTGCATTATTCCAAGTGATTTCCATCTGCTCCTTCTCCATTTCTTTGGCTTTGGCAAACCACACATTAATGTTTTCAACCATTTCTTCTGCTGAAGATGTTGCCATTTTTATTTGTAACCATTCTAATGCTGTCATCTTATTCTGATTTAAGTTTATATACCCAAATAGTGTCTACTTTTTTACCATTAACTTCCAAGCGAAAGTCGGGTTGTATTTTTGTTTTGCTTTCAATTGTATTTGTACTATTGAATATCAATGTTGTTCCAAGAACTACACTGACCGCTAAGCAAATTAATGATATAATAATTAAAGTCATTATTGCCTTTCCTATATTTTCTCCCATCTTATTCTGATTTATTTAGTTCGTGTTTATTTACAATTACATTCGTGCATTGAGTTACTGCCATAGCAAGCGCATTCTTTTGGTTCGTAACTATCCATGTTCATCAACTCAATGATGCTTTTCTTTTGAGCTTCCTTTTTTAGCTTCTCAATGTAAAGAGTGGCATCCATCAGTTCCTCCTGGAGATGTGTCAACCAATCAATGAAGCTGAGGTCATCACGATCAAGAGTGCGCCCATATTTCTTGATGCCTGTCTCGCTGCGCTCATAATACTTCGCCAGCACTCTTAATAGTATCGGGTCTTGAATTTGCTTTTCCATTAGTTTAGGCTTGTCCATTGTTCATAAAATTCTTGAGCAGTCACTTCAGAGATATGCACCTCATCAGAGAATGTAATCACGATGCAGCTGTTGACCTTTGGCATCATGTTGAATAGGTCGTGTACCCTTGCAACCAACTTATCGAGGTTGTCATTTTTACTGCCTATGTAAGCGATGAAGTACTTTGGGTTCATTGCATCAGGTATTTGAATGCTTTGATGTAGAACTCCTCGCTCACTGACTTGCCATTCATGAATCGGTACAGCATTGAGTAATTCACCTTCATATCCTCAGCCATGTGGGTCATCTTGTACCTCTTGACGAGAAGGGACTCCAAATCTTTACGAATGAAGTCCCTGATTGTTTCCCCATCAGAAAGGTAGATCGTCATCGATTTCATCAGTGATAGGTTTTGATGCTGGTGCTGTTGATGCGATTCGGATGTCCCATGCGTTCAATGACACATAAAACTTGCCGTTGTACTCACGACCTCGGAGGTCGAACTTCACTTCACACTCCTGACCGACTTTGGCGCCATCAAGGAACTTTACTCGCTCATTGACTGCTTGAAATTGTACCAACTGAGGATACTTGTCTCCGATGCTTAGAACGAACTCTCTGAGGTTCATCTTGTCGCTCACTTGTCTTGCTTCACCGATTAGGTGGATTGTGCCTTTTGCTTTTAACTCTTCCATTGTTGTTATTTATTTACTAATTGATTATAATACTCATCATAGTACTCAGATGCCAGCTTCAATCGCTCAATCATCTGAATCTCTTTATCCTCATCTCGGTCCCACCAAAGGACAGTGATACGTTTCTCCGGGTCAATGTGGTCGACTCGATGCAGCTGAAGGTTCTCCCATTCATTGAGGTACTCATCCCAAGTGGTCACCATGCAGTATACGAGTTCAGCCATGCCACAATCATACAACATCATATATGCTCTGAGCTGCCATTCATACTCTGACTTGTATCCTTCATCAGGTGTGGCTGGAAACGTATCCAATGACCAAGATGTTTTGATATCGATGATTTTGTTGTCCAGGACAATATCAGCGGTGCCGATGAGATAGTCATTCTCGACTGTTGTCTCATTCTTTTGGTAGTCAGTGAATCGCACTGCATTGAGTAGGGAGATAGATTCAAGCTCTTGCTCCCTACCTTTGAATATATACTTGTTGTTCAGCTCAGTGGTATAGTTGTAGAATGCCTCCTTCGCACACTGTCTGATGTAA